GCCACAATAAGTAATATATTCAAATACCTTAGTTATTATAGCAAAGTTTTAACACCTTGTCAAGAAAAAAATTAAAAATGTTATAAAATTAAAAATATGGAATATACTACTAATGTAAAAGAATTAAATTATTTTAAAAAATAAATTATTTTAAAAAACCGCTTGACAAATTATATACGTAGTGATATAATAAACTACGCTGTTATGACGCAGGGTAGAGCAGTCTGGTAGCTCGTCGGGCTCATAACCCGGAGGTCGTTGGTTCAAATCCGGCCCCTGCACCCAATTTTACACAAGACCGATTCTAACGTACTTTTGACGTTGATTTCGGTCTTGTTTTTTATTTCCACTCTTTCAACCAGGATGCGGACAGCCTTGGTATCTATGCAACTTTTGAGAGATTGTAACCAATCTTTGACAGTACTTTCCGTGTAGTCCTTCGGCGGTTCTGCGTTCTTTAACTGCTCGATCTCATTTTTTAAGTTCTGCATACGTGCGGCAATATCAGTAACTACTTCCGGAGCTGCTACCGTGTTTGATAAATTTGTCATAAGTGTTTCGTATTGCTGTTCTTTTTCCGCTATTTTTTGTCTTAAAATCTTTTTAAAGTCTGCCGTGCGTTCCTTTTCATCCTGCTTATACCTTTTCAAAGCAAAGGCAATTTCTGCTTGATTTTCAGCTGATAAAAGGTTACGAAGATATGATTTAACTGCGTCGTCTACTATTTCCATACGTGTGCGTGGTACTCCACAACGTTCAGAACAAGCATAATAAACGTAGGTATGTCCTTTTCTTGTAGATTTGGCAGCGTGCATCTTAGCACCGCAGGAACAGTAAACAAGTCCGCTGCATAAATAATTTCCACGTATTCCGGTTTGTTTTCTTTCGTTCATAATCTTTTGCACCTCTTCAAATGTTTTTCGGTCAATAATAGCAGGCATTGCTCCCTCAAGCTTAATTGCATTAGGTTTTTGCCTTCTTTTGGTTCTGTCCTTTTCTTCTTCGACACAATATATATACGTACCTGTGTATTTTTCATTGCGAAGTATTTCGTATATCTGGGTGTATTTCATCGGTTTTCCGCGTCTTCCCCTTATGCCGCATTGCTCCATTTCCTGCAACAATTCTGTAAACCCTTGTCGGTTCAGAGCTGCATCAAATATTTTTCTAACATAGAGTGCTTCAAACTCGTTTATAACATATCTTTGGTCGATAACATCATAACCAAAAGGAGCAAACCCGCCGTTATGCAGTCCTTTTAAGGCTTTTTCTTTGTGTCCTTTTCGTGTTTCGCTGGCTAAGTTGTCAATATAATACTCAGACAGTGACCACATCAATGTACGCATAATTTTGGCCTCATTTGATGTACCGAAGTCTTGAGCAGTAGCGATTAAGGTTATACCCATGGCATTGAGTTTGGACTCAAGGTTTACGTGTTCGCCCAGGTTCCTGGCAATACGGTCATATTTGTGTATTAAGATAACATCGATATTGTTACGTTCTGCATCACGCAGCATCTTCTGATATTGAACACGTTTTGCCGTCTTGCTACCTTTTCCGCTGATAGCTTCATCGGTATATATTCCTACTATGTTTATTCCGTGTGCTGCAGCATAATCACGACAAGCACGTATTTGTGCTTCTATGCTTACTTCGTCTTGTCTATCAGAAGAAAACCTAGCGTATATATACCCATCCTTCAATGAAATTGTTTCTAATTTTGCAACAGGGTGTATCGGTCCGATTTTAGTTGCTAAATCTTCTTGAGGCACTTCTTTATTATTTTCAACGATATACAATTCATCACCCCTTTTTATTACCTTGCTACTTTGAGCTACTCTTTTTATCGTCATCTTCAATGAGCTTTCGAAGTTTGTCGAGGTTTTTTTTTATTATCTTCTGTTTTTCCGTATATTTGTATTTCTCAATATGCGTCAGCTCTTCTACTCGTTCAGCTGCAGTTTTCTTGCCTTCGAGATTTAATTCATAGTATGAATTTATAATTCTATTAAGATATTCCTTTGACATAGGCTGTTCAGATGATGTGCCATTGTTAATAAGTTTTTCTTCAAACATTTTTAATAACTGCAAAGCTTCAGGACTCTCAGGTATTTCTTTGTCGTCCCATCCTAAAAGGACAGATAGATCTACGTCCAGAGCTTTTGCAATATCAGTTAATTTTGTAACAGGAATATTTTTTATTATTCCTGTCTCATATTTCGAAATTAATGCGTGCTTTACTCCAATTTTAGTTGCTAATTCTTCTTGTGACATTCTTTTTTTTTCGCGTGCGTTTCTTATTCTTTCGCCAATCGTCATATATAATCACCTCATAACTATATTATCTTGTCAAGATAATTTTGTCAAGTTTTTATAAAAATTATCTTGACAAGAAAGAAAGTGTATGGTATTATTTTCCTGAGAAGAAAATCAAATTTGACCATTTGTCCACGTTACCGAGACAAACACGCAATGTGAGCAAATTAAAGAAAAATCGCTTAACCGTGCGGTGCTTTTAATTTGCTCGGTGAACAAGTTAAACTTTAATTTGCTCGTTATAACGTTTTAACTGTCTCAGGTGAGCAAGTTAAAAAACAGTATTAACAGATAGGGTTTAAGGTTAACTATCTCACTTAATATATGTTTAACGGAAGGGGGTGTAAAGTTTGAAACTGAATATTGCAAAATTTGAATTACTGCAGGCTAAAAACAGTCTAACACAGACGAAGCTTGCAGAGTTGTCGGGAATATCCCGGCAGAACATTTCAACAATTATACGTCGTGGCACTTGTTTGCCGTGTACAGCAGCAAAGCTTGCAAAGGCTTTAAATGTGGACGTAGAAGAAATTTTAGTAAAAGAAGGGTAAATTTATGGGTAAAATTCTTAAAATTCCGGTACAAGCTACTTTTCGGGTTGTTGACGGCGTTCCTGTTATGGTTGATGCTAAGTATATGGAAGCAAGTGCCGATGATTTGGCAGCGTTCTTTGTAGAACAGTACAACCGCACCCATCCGGGAAAGGAAGTGGTACATATTGCTGATAGGCGAACTTTTAACGCTTCTGAATAATGTCAGCGGTTCTGATGGCGTGTATTACGCAAATTGTCCTGCACACATTGACGACAAAAAGAGTCTTTCTATCAGACTTGACGACAGAGGCGTTATTCAGATTGAGTGTAACAAGGGTTGTCCTATTGAAGAAATACTAAGCACATTGGGTATTCGGATGCACGATTTATTTTCAACAAGCACTCAGGATCTGCCGGATGTTAAAAGTCCGCTATTATCACTTTTTAAAAATTTGGATGAATTTGAAGAATGTGATGCAGAATGGCTCGTGCCGAACTGGATACCAAAAGGGCAGATAAGCTTACTGTCAGCTGACGGCGGTGTCGGTAAAACAACTATGGTGTGTGACATCATAGCGGGGATAAGTAGCGGTAAACAATGCCTGCTTGCCCCAGAAGCTTATACAAGAGAACCGCAGAAGGTTTTATTTATGACTTCGGAAGATAGCATCAGTGCAAAGCTTAAACAAAAATTAAGGCTTGCAGGAGCTGCACAAAAAAACGTTATTGCTATTGACTTCAAGTCTGACAAGGACCACTTGCTTAGTGATGCAAAATTCGGTACCGCTGCAATGGATGAAATTATCAGATATTACAAGCCTGCTTTGTGTGTTTTTGACCCGATACAAGGTTTTACGCCGCCAGACGTCAATATGGCAAGCCGTAACGCAATGCGAGATTGTTTAGCACCTTTAATAACTCTTGGCGAAGATATAGGTGTAACGTCATTGATAGTATGTCACACCAACAAGCGAAAGGGAGCTTACGGCCGTGACCGTATTTCAGAAAGTTCGGACCTTTGGGATATATCAAGGTCGGTTCTGATGGCAGGCTACACTAACGACCAAAACGTGCGTTATCTATCGAATGAAAAGAATAATTACACACAGCTACAACAAACAATGCTATTCAGCATCAATGAAAATGGCTTAATCGTTCCTGAAGGTACAACGTGGAAACGTGATGCAGAGTTTATGCAGGAAAAGGCAGCACGAAAGACCGCTCCTGCTCGTGACGACTGCAAAGAGTTTATAATTGATACCTTAAAAGCTGCAGGCGGTTCTATGAAAACAAAAGAGCTTGAAGAAAAAGCGTCTCTTTCGGGGTATAGCAGCATAACTCTACGCAGGGCGAAGGACGAACTAAAAAAGGACAAGCAGGTTACATATTTTCAAACAGGGAGTGCAAAAAAGGGTGACAGGATATGGTATATTGCCCTTGTTGGTGACGACTTTATTGAACTTCCCGAAGATACGGTAACACCATTTAAAGATTAAAAACAGAAAGGGAAATGTAAAATGACAGAAAATAAAAAATATACAAGATGTGATGCAGTTCAGATGGTTACGGAAATAACAGCCGGACTTTCTCCTGAATTTCTATCAAAATTGGTTAGACACGCAGAGGTTTTAAAAACATTACAAGAAAAGAAGGAGCAGGCTTCCGTTTTGGTTGAAAAAAAGAAGATTATAGAAATAGGCGAGGCAGTCATGGATGTTTTGGATGCACTCGAAGATGTTGAGACTATTGTGAATGCTTTATCAAAATTCTTTTCACAAGACGAAAAGGAAAAAGATAATATTATAGGAACATTCGAGGAAAGTAAAAGAATGTACCATATTGCCGTTAATAATGTAAAAAAGATAAACTGTGAAATGGAAAAAATGACAGATGTGCTTATACCTATCATACATACTGCAAAAATGAAAGAATGGAGAGAGGAAGAAAATAATGAACAAAAGACAGCTTGAAAAATTAGGCATAGACAAAGATACTGCAAAGAAAATATTTCAGATATGCGGACGTGATCGTGAGCTGCTTATAGCAAAGATAAACAGAGAGCGAGAACCCCATGAATGCGAAAGACTTCGCAATGCAATCTCATCAGTGCTGCAGCTTATTGACTCAAAAGAAGCTCTACAAGAAGTTTTAGAAAAATGTACATTTATGCAGCGTAATGAAATAAAAAAAGCAAAGGAGTGTGAAAAAGTGGCTTACTACAAACAATGTGATATTTGCGGCGCGTTCTTAGACCCGGGCGAAGTATGCGACTGCAAAAAAGAAGAGCAGGTCATCCCAACGACTACCAATCAAGCGGATGAAGAACCTGCTCAAGCTCCAAAAGAGAGCTAACTAAATTGTAGCACTGTTTGATTTTTCTGTCAAGCGGTGCTACAGATATACACCCATAAACACGTCTATTCGATATGCATCGGCATCATTTATATGAGTATATCGAAAAAAAAGAGAACCGGCGGGAGTTTTCTCCTACCGGTTCGACTTTTAAATGGGTATTTATCGATTGTTTCTGAGTGTAAATGTTAAGAGTACAAGTCAAAGACTAAAGGATGTAAAATAATTAAATGGTTTTTTTTCACGCTTGATAAAACATTCAGACTCTACGTTTGTTATTATACCACATTTAAGTAGAAAAGTCAAGATATACGAAAGGAAAGGGGGGATTTTATGAAAATAAGAGTTACTTTTAAAAACAGCGAAGAGCTCATTAAGATTTTGGGCGTGCCGTTGTACGAATTCATTAACAAAGGCGCGCAGGTGAAGGTAGATGCTAAAAACGAATATTTGCACATTTACATCACAGCGGATGATGCAGTGACAGAGCGTGTAAAGCTTAACATAACTTGACATTTTGGCGGTTATATGGTATAATACATAATAGTACCACCCTGTAAAGGGGAGCTATTTAGCACGGGAAAGACTAAAATCTTTCTCGTGCTTTTTTATTTAGTCCAACTCATCGGACGTTAAACAGGAGGCAAAATGGAAAATTTATTAAAAAAAGATGGTTCTCAGGCTTTAGACGGTACCCAACCGGGGGCAAACGGGAAAACATTCACGCAGGAAGAAGTAAATCAAATAGTATCAGAACGACTAAAGCGTGAACGTACAAAAACAGAGCCTTCAGAACAAGAGAAACGCGAAAGCGAATTGGCAGCAAGGGAAAGTAAATTAAATTGTCGCGAATATCTTAGCGAGAAAGGCTATCCCGTTGAATTGCTTGACATACTTGATACTTCTGATGCAGAAGCTTTTAAAGGTAATCTTGATAAATTGTGCAGTCTTTTACCTGGATTGACTAAAACGCACTCATCAGGGATGCGACAAGGTGGCAGCGTTACAACTTTTGCTGACGAATTGGCGAACGCGTTTAAACGAAAATAACTTAACAAAGGAGTTTAAACAAATTGGCTATTGAATTAACCGAAGTATTTAAACCGTATGTAGACGAAATGTTTACAGCGGAAAGTAAAAAAAGTTTACTTACAAACAATGATTTTGACTGGACCGGAGCTCACACTGTAAGAGTGTACAAAATAGGCACTTCTGAAATGAATGACTATGACCGCAATGGTAACAATACTGAAAATTGGTCGCGCTATGGTGCTATCAAATCACTTGACGCAGTTACAGAAGAAAAGACATTAACAAAAGACCGTTCTTTTACTTTTGCAATTGATAAGATGGACGAAGATGAAACAGCGGGACAGCTTCAGGCAGCTTCTGCACTTGCAAGACAGCAGCGAGAAGTTGTTATCCCGGAAGTTGATACTTATGTTTACGGCGTTATGTGTGAGGGTGCAGGCACTAAAGCAGAGCCTATAGAGTTAACATCTGATAACATTTATGATGAAATTCTAAAAGGTACACAGGCGTTAGATGATGCTCTTGTACCTGAAGATGGCAGAACAATTGTTGTAACACCTGCAACCTATAAGCTGATGAAACGGTGTTCCGATATAACAATGGAAACAGACATTGGAAACGATATGCGTATAAAAGGCGTAATCGCTGTATTAGATGGATGTTCTGTAATTAGAGTTCCTGCAGCGCGTTTGCCTGAAAATTTTGGTTTTATGGTTGCTCATTCGAGTGCTACAGTTGCACCGACAAAGCTTGAAGATTACAAAGTACACGTTGACCCGCCAGGTATTTCCGGCTCTTTGGTTGAAGGTCGTATCTATTATGATGCGTTTGTACTTGAAAACAAAGTGAAGGGCATTTATTATCAGCCTATCGCAGAATAAGAAAAAGGGCGCTAAAATGCGCCCTGCTTTATTATTTGCATAAAAAAGAACAGAACCCGACTAAATTAAAAAGTCAAGTTTAGTCAAGTTCTGAGGCAAGGTGTTATAATGACGGATAAACAAAAAAAGTTTTGTGAAGAATATCTGATAGACCACAACGGAACGCAAGCAGCTATCAGAGCCGGATATTCAGCAAAAACAGCAAACAGGATTGCAAATGAAATTTTATCAAAGCCGGATATTAAGAAATATATTGCACAACGGCAGCAAGAAATGAGAGAGCATACCAATATAACACTGGATTACATTATAGAACAATTATTGCCCATAGGATGCGCAAATATTGATGCATCGAGAATAAAGGCATCTGATAAGATAGAGGCTTTAAAAACAATCTGCCGCTTACTTGGCTTAGATGTAGGACCAAATAATAGCGGCAGAATAGAAGAATTGATAAGGGCTCTTATATGCGAATAATTGGGGTAAATATTGACTTTTGAACCCGATTATATTATAATGTTTTCAAAGTATTATGGCTTTTGGATGTAGTGGTATTCAAATAATATTTGTGGTAAAATATGTTGCGCACCCCTGCACCCAATTAAAAGCAATCGCAAATGCGGTTGCTTTTTTTCTTTTTGAGTGGTTATGAGACCGGCGAGCGTTGCTCGTTGGGAATCGAGCCTGACCGCCGCCAGTGGCGGATACAGGGAAGGCGCAGAGTTGTGCCGCGGTCGACAGATGGCAAGGAGTTTTTCTCTGCAGACAGATGTCGGGCACCGCAAACGGCACTTTAGTGATAACCCGGAGGTCGCAGGTATCAAATCCGGCCCCTGCACCCAATTCAAAATGACACCTTTTGGTGTCCTTTTTATTTTTTTCTCTGATTGAGCGTTGAAAACATTGTTGATTAAGATGTCACAAAATTCCAAGTGAAATTCAATATCTTCTTAAAGGATTGACTTTTAACCTTAATATATGATATACTTATTTAAAATAAGCAACCGACAATGTTTAGTGCTTTATACTAGTGAATTTTTATATAATTTTAGAGAGGAGTTTATCCCTTATGAAGGACTATTTGGTAGATGTCCCTGTAAAACTAAACATATGGATACGCCCTGAATGTCAAAGGGCACAGTTTGAAGTAATTAAACAGGCACGACCAAGCACTTTGTTTCTAATGTCTGATGGAGGCAGAAACGAAAAGGAGTGGGAGGCAATCTATGCTAATCGTAGAATTTTTGATGAAGAAATAGATTGGAACTGCACTGTTTATAAAATTTATGAAGATTATAATAACGGTCTTTATGCTATGGGAAAGAAATGCACCAGTTTTATTTGGAGTAAGGTTGATCGTTGTATATTTCTCGAGGATGATCACATTCCTGCGGTGTCGTTTTTTAGGTACTGTGCTGAACTTCTTGAAAAGTATAAGGATGATGAACGTATTGAAATGATTTGTGGGCACAATCCGCACGTTACGTATGAAGATGCTTCTCCTTACGATTATTACTTTACAGAAAATGGCTGGTCTATCTGGGGGCTCGCTACGTGGAAAAGGGCGTCATACAACAGAGAATATCCGTTCGATTATGCGGATAATGAGTATATAAAACGCTGCTTAAAGGACAACCTTAACGATTTTTGGTATAAAAAGGTTGAAGGCTATTGTGATGGTAAACTTGTAGATAATCACGTTCCAGGTGGAGAATATTTCCATGCGGTAAACAGTGTGCTATTTCACAGACTGACTATTATGCCTACACGAAATATGATAAAGAATATTGGTTATGTTGGCGCACATTTTGATAACGAAAAACAAAGCAAGAAAAAAATGTATTTTGGTGCTCCTACTTATGAAATTGATTTTCCTATCAAGCACCCGAAATATGTTATTGACGATAAATATTACGGTAGAGAATACGATAAGCTTTTAAATCACGTCAAAGTACATCCTGTAATATATTTCTTTAAAAGAATAAAAAACTTTTTTATGCTTTTGTTTGGTGGTAAACTCATTAGTGTATTAAAGAAGAAAATGTATCCTACGGAGGAACGATAAAGATTATGAATTCGACATTAAAGAATAAAATTATAGGCGGATTTGTATGGAATTTGTTCCAAAAGATCGGAACTCAGCTTATGAGTTTTGTCATTTCTATTGTACTTGCACGAATACTGATGCCATCGGATTATGGCCTTATCGCAATGATAACAGTGTTTACAAACATTGCACTTGTTTTCATTAACACAGGATTTTCGTCTGCAATTATTCAAAAAGAAGACCTTTCTGATGCAGATATAAGCACAATGTTCTATTCTGGAATGGGACTTTCATTTGTCCTGTATGGAATATTATACTTTCTGGCTCCGTATATAGCAAACTTTTACAAACAACCGGCATTGACGGAGCTTTTTCGTGTCGAATGTCTTATAGTGGTAATAGGAGCTGCATATTCTGTGCAACAGGCACTTATTAAGCGTAATCTTCAGTTCAAAAAGAGTTTCGCATGTGGTGTTGTAGGTGTAATAGTGCAGGGTGTTACGGGAATTTATTTGGCTCTTCGCGGATTTGGTCCGTGGGCACTTATTTACGGTACGATTGTTCATTATGTTGTTGTATGTGTTCTTATGTGGTGTGTGGTTGACTGGAAACCAAAAATTGTTTTCTCGGTAAAATCTTTTAAATCTATGTTTTCTTTTAGCGTGAAAATGTTGGCTGCAGGACTTTTAGATTCACTGTTTAACAACATACGTTCGATTATTATAGGAGCAAAGTATTCAAGTTCGGATCTTGCCTACTACAACAAGGGATACCAATTTCCGACGCTTATTATGACACAGGTTGACGGAGCAATAACAACCGTACTGTTTTCATCTCTGTCAAAATTCCAATCGGATTGGGAAAGGGGACTTCAGGTTTTAAGACGTTCATTAAAAACGAGTCTTTATGTTTGCACACCGCTTATGGCAGGAATGTGTGCGGTTGCAGATCCTATGATACGTATACTTTTAACGGATAAGTGGGCGGATAGCATTGTATATGTAAGACTTGTTGCGATAATATGTATGTTCTGGCCAATGTCAGCACAGCGTCATGCACTGAATTCTCTTGGAAAAAGTGGCGTATCTCTTAAAATGAATATAATTGGCAAAACTATGACCATCACCTGTCTTCTTCTTACATACAGACATAGTGTTCAGCTTATGATAGCAAGTTCGATTTTTTCTTCCATTATTGGTCTTTTTATAAATGCGTGCTTTTACAGAAAACATCTTGGTTATCGTCTTAGTGACCAGATTAAAGATATATTGCCGCCTGTGCTTTTGTCAGCAATTATGGGATTTGTGACATATTCGGTTATGTTTTTAAAGTTAAGCAGTGTTTTGACTCTTATAATCCAGATCCCGCTTGGCATAGTTGTTTATATCTGCCTTTCAAAGCTTGCTAAAATTGATAGTTTCGATTACATATTGTCTATGGCGAAGGAATTTTTGAACAAGCGAAATAAGCAGGAGAATATATGAAGTTGATTTTTGGATATCAATAAGCGATAAATATCTGACCGAATAAAATAAAATGTATAAAAACAGATAAAGGAGAGTTAATATGTCTTTATTTGAAAACAAAACTTTACTCATTACCGGCGGAACCGGTTCGTTTGGAAATGCGGTTTTAAACCGTTTTTTAAAAACTGATATAGGAGAGATACGGATTTTCTCACGAGATGAGAAAAAGCAGGACGATATGCGTCACGAATATCAGGTGAAAATGCCTGAAGTTGCTGATAAAATTAAATTTTTCATTGGCGATGTACGTGACATTGCATCTGTAAGAAATGCAATGTATGGGGTAGATTATATTTTCCATGCAGCAGCATTAAAACAAGTGCCTTCGTGCGAATTTTTCCCGATGGAAGCTGTACGTACAAACGTTATCGGTACGGATAATGTTTTAACAGCTGCAATTGATGAAGGTGTTAAGAGCGTTATCTGCCTTTCAACCGATAAGGCGGCATATCCTGTAAATGCAATGGGCATTACAAAGGCACTTGAAGAAAGAGTTTCGGTTGCAAAATCAAGAACGGTCTCCCCTGAAAAGACCAAAATCTGCTGTACACGTTACGGAAATGTTATGTGTTCTCGTGGCTCTGTTATTCCACTTTGGATTGAACAGATAAAGCAGGGTAATCCTATAACAATAACTGAAGGTTCGATGACAAGATTTATCATGAGTCTTGATGAGGCTGTAGACCTTGTACTGTTTGCATTTGAACACGGTGTGAGCGGTGATATTCTTGTACAAAAAGCACCTGCCTGCACAATCCAGACTCAGGCTGAGGCAGTATGTGAATTGTTTGGCGGTGATAAGAACCAAATCAAAAAAATCGGTATCCGTCACGGAGAAAAAATGTATGAAACACTTCTTACAAATGAAGAATGTGCAAATGCTATCGATATGGGACAGTTCTACAGAGTTCCTGCTGATACAAGAGGACTTAACTACGACAAATATTTCAAAGACGGTGATATTGCAAGAAATCCTCTTACAGAATTTAACTCTCACAACACCGAGCTTTTAGATGTTGAAGGAGTAAAGAAAAAGCTTCTTGAGCTTTCTTATATACGTGATGAATTGGATGCTTTAGGAATTAAGTATTAAAACTGACTTTATATCTTAAGATACACAAGCTGAAAGGATTTTTAATATGTTTGAAAACGTATCATTTAAAAACAACGGAAAACTTAAACTTTTGATTATAGTAGGCACACGTCCTGAAATTATCCGTCTTGCGGCGGTAATAAATAAGTGCAGAGTGTATTTTGATACAATCTTAGCACATACGGGACAAAACTATGACTACAACTTAAACGGAGTGTTTTTTAAGGATTTAAAGCTTTCTGACCCTGACGTATATATGGATGCTGTAGGGGAAGATCTTGGTGCTACAATGGGAAATATTATAGACAAGTCATATAAGCTGATGGCAGAAATTAAGCCTGATGCAGTGCTTGTTCTTGGTGACACAAACAGTTGTCTGTCTGTTATAGGGGCAAAAAGACTTCATATTCCAATTTTTCACATGGAGGCAGGAAACCGCTGTAAGGACGAGTGTCTGCCTGAGGAAACAAACCGCAGAATTGTCGACATCATCTCTGATGTAAATATGGCGTATTCTGAGCATGCAAGAAGATATCTTGCTGATTGCGGACTTCCTAAGGAACGTACTTATGTAACAGGTTCGCCTATGGCAGAAGTGTTGCATAATAATCTTGCTGAAATTGAAGCGAGTGATATTCATAAAAGACTCGGTCTTTTAAAAGGTAAGTATATTCTGCTTTCAGCACACAGAGAGGAAAATATTGATACAGAAAAGAATTTCACATCTTTATTTACCGCAATAAACAAAATGGCAGAAAAATATGATATGCCGATTCTTTATTCCTGTCATCCCAGAAGCAGAAACAGACTTGAAAAATCAGGTTTTGTGCTTGACAAACGCGTTATTCAGCATGAGCCTTTGGGATTCCATGATTACAACTGCTTGCAGATGAATGCGTTTGCTGTTGTTTCTGACAGCGGAACACTTCCTGAAGAAAGCTCGTTTTTCACAAGTATAGGAAAACCGTTTCCTGCTATTTGTATACGTACTTCAACTGAGCGTCCTGAAGCACTTGACAAGGCTTGCTTTATCCTGGCAGGTATTGATGAAAAGAGCTTGCTTCAGGCTGTAGAAACGGCGATTGATTTAAACAAAAACGCTGACTATGGTATTCCTGTACCTGACTATGTTGAAGAAAATGTTTCAACTAAGGTTGTAAAGATTATACAGAGTTATACAGGCGTTGTAGATAAAATGGTATGGAGAAAGTTCTAAAATAAGGAGTAACTTTATGAATATACTTATTACGGGTGCTGCAGGTTTTGTGGGAAAGAATCTCTCGGCGGCATTACAAAACATTAAAGACGGCAAGGACAGAACGCATCCTGAGCTTAAAATAGACAAGCTTTATCTTTATGATATTGATTCGGATAACGAGCTTTTAGAAGAGGGCTGCAAAAACGCCGATTTTGTTTTTAATTTAGCAGGCGTTAACCGCCCCCAGAATAATGATGAATTTATGGCCGGAAATTTCGGCTTTGCATCGACCTTGCTCGACACTCTCAAAAAGTATAATAATACCTGTCCTGTAATGCTTTCAAGCTCTATTCAGGCAACGCTTATAGGAAGATATGATGGCGATTACGGCAGAAGTAAAAAAGCAGGGGAAGATTTATTCTTTGATTATGCAACAAAAACAGGTGCTAAGGTACTTGTATATCGTTTTCCAAACCTGTTTGGAAAATGGTGCAGACCAAATTATAACAGTGCTGTTGCGACG